CAGACGTTCCTTGCCCGTGGTCTATTTGAAGACCACCCGAATGAGGTGCTCGTGGCCTCATCACCGACACCACTTGCGAGATTCACATCTCGCTTGTGATGACTAGCTAGAGACTCATATAGACGAGCTCTGCTGTCTAACTGTTGGTTCCCGCAGACGTCCTCTTCACGTATAAGGGTCCTTGTCAAGACCTCCATACGCTGGAGCCCTACGTTATACCTTACGCAGTTTCCAATGGCGCGGTTCAGACGGCAAGCCGTTCGAACCGAATCCACGTGGATTGCAGGGGTATGTAAGTCGCTACTAAAAGCGAGACGTGCTGCGCAGTCATGATGCTGGTTCTTCTCAAGGAGAAGTTCCAAAATCGTGTCTGATACGATAGTCTGCCCTTCAGCCGCGAGGCGGTTGTGCAGAGAAACCATCGATACGAAACCTTCCAAACTACTGACATCTACCCGACGCAATGTCGTCGGCGTAATCAAGTGACCACGATAGTAATCATGACCACATGACTCCCTAAAGCCACCCAGGCCATAGAACGTCTTATTAGCATTTAGGCGCAAGCCCGCGTGCTCTAAAGTCGTTTTAACGGCATTGTAATGGCGTATCGGGATTATGATGTCATCTCCGAATACGAACGGCTTATTCTCGCTCCACAGTGATTTACTCGTGGGGCGATAGCGCGCGTATTCGTGGTCCACTAACCACCCTGCAGCTGTGCACAACGACCATAGGCACAAAGCCATGATCGGGAAGCACACAGCGGAGCCCATCGGGGCGTGCATCCCTAGCGGGATCACGCGCTTGTCCGGTAGCTCGCAATGGGTGGCCCTAACAGCATATAAATCCTTTAACAAGATAGTTCCTTTTAACAGGAAGCATACCAAGCGCCAGGATATGAGGTCACTCGCATCTTTCAGGTCGATCGTCGCATACATCGTCGGGTTCTCCGACGCGTACTTGGCGACCTTCTGGTTGATGCTCTGATCTCTTAGCTGTACAGTTTGTACAGGTCCACCCTCTGGCCAATAGCCAGCGAAGATAGGGTGAGTTAGTACTGTGTTACTGATCCCATCCAGAATAGCTTGTTGCACCCACACAGCGGAAGCCATGTGAGGCGCCACAAGCCGCGGGCCGCGCGCGTCCTTCGGGACGAGTGCGACCCTACATATGTTCCGTCCAAAATTTTCGAACGGCAATATACGATCTGACGATGGGCTAGGGACGAAGAACTCACTAAAGCGACGCCACACGGCGCCCGGTACGTCACGTTCTAGCCAAGCATACTTCGTGAGAAGCGTGCTGTAGCGGAAGAACGTGGTTCCCGGGCCGTGCGACGGCCGCCCTATTGAGTAGGATGCGCTTGCGTGACGGGCGAGCTGTTGAGCCAGAAGGAAGACCCTTGCGAGTCGACTTTCAGGCCAGCCCGAACGTTCGCTGAACGGCAACCGCCAATCAGCAGCGTCGCGAGAGCGACGCTCAAAGCCAATAATAGCTTCTTCATTTTGGACCTCGGAACTTTCAGCCCGCACCTTATAAGACCATTTTAAGGCCTGTCTAAGGAGCTTTACGCTGAGAGCGTTCTCGGAGTCCATGTGGCGAGGTTTATCATCTAGCGAGCGCACTAAGTGCGTATCGCGTAAATAACTAACCTGCGTACACGTATCGTCGAACGCTCCGCGAGGGGCGTCAAGTCGATTCTGTAGATGTGCCCTAACATTAGAGGCAAGGATCTGGTGTATATCGCTTTGCATGTTGATATGACATTTCTTTAGTTAGGATACCTGGGCTAACTAACCCAAGCGCTAGGCAACAAAGCCTAGCTTACCATCACAGTCTGGTCTCAGATTGCGCGGCTTTTGATGTCCGCTGCGAAGGTGGCTTGCGCCATCCAAGCAGAGAGAACACCTAGAGGCCCCTCGATCGTCGACTCAGCGAGCACCGTTGGAACGGTAATCGTGAGTGACGCAGAGACCGGCAAAGCAACAGCAACACCGCCTACAGAGGTGGTGATAGTTTGCTCAACTTTTCGTACAGTACGGACTACAGGAGTGCCGCCTTTCGGGGCTTGCTCCGTGTGGTTCGTAATGATGCGGGTTGAGACCCCTTCGACAAGTCCGGAACGGACGTTGCCAGTGGGCTGTTGCGACGTAAGGGAGAAATTATTCTCCCCGATGGTTACTGTGGTATCCATAGTTATGGTTGGTTGTTTATTGTCACATAATAGGTGGCCAACCTGCCAGTGACGTGACGTACTGTCCGAATCGAGTTCGCAGAGCCGTGTAATAGGCTCTTTTGGCTGCAGAGGTCCAACGCCTAGGTAGGCGAGGGAGCCTCTGAAACGCAAGTGCGATCCCTGTCGGAACAGCGTATTGGCCGGGTAACGACAACCCTATCCAGGGAGTCGGCAACGGACCTCTCCAGTAGTATCGGAAACGACCTTCGTCTTTTATGACGGGGGTGCCTCCGAAACAGGCTGTGATAGGCCCTGAACCTTCTATCCTTACTCCCAATGCGGCTTGCGTGACGTCAATGTCGTATAACAAGTTTCCTTGCATACGAGAGATCAAGTCACCGATCCCAACGAAGTAATCGACTATAAACGACATGGGAAGCAATTCCCATACCGTTCGAAAAGTCGGTATTCCGTTGAGGTCGGCCAAACGGTCTAAGACCTCGTAACCCGTAAAGGGCTTGCGAGTGACCGTGCACTGGAACATCCCTATAGCTTCGCATTTGGTGAAGCGAAACTGCGACCGCCTAACGACCTTAGTTTGTGGCCATTGTGGACACTGGTCGAATAGCGTCAGCTCTTCCTGTTCCACCCACGGAGGGCGGATAGGAAGCCTAAAACATAGCACTCGTTTTCCGCTCCTTTTGAGAGCGCGAGGTGCTATGCGTCTCTTATAGTCCGATATCTCGTCTAGTACATCTGGTATGAGGTCCAAAAGTGGCCTCCAACCAAACATGTAGGCGAGATATGCGTTGTTTACGTTGCGATAGTAGCCTTTTCCCTTCTGGATGAAACGCCAAAGCTTTGGAAGCTCTGGTGCTTCGCCTAAGGATTCGGCTAAACCGCTACGTCCGAGACCCCACTTGGCTAAGCGAGCCGACAATGTAGCGGACCACGAGTGTGGTTCCGCCGCAGAGTAAAAGCTCTCGTGCCATGGGGCCTCCGGCCGATATCGATACCTCATCAGGTCGTCATAACAGGATTGATGAACATTATTCATCCATCTGTCGTTTTCGACCCAGAAGAGGCAACTCGAATATGCGGGACAACCATCACCATATGAATGGTGATAGTGAGACGTGGCTAGCTTAGATCGTTTCATACCATCCACTTCGAAGTGTTCCATGCTTGGGAAAGCATCGGAACGCCGATGTGGGTAGCTATCGGCGATATAAGCGTTCGTCCCGTTAGGGACGCTGTATGCGGGGACGTCTTCAGAGCCTCCTTCGCCATCATACGCTCGCGTCCACTTTATAGTGAAAGCGGGGGCGATGATGTCGGGGGTTCGTCTGAATCGAGTACGCATAACAATAAA